ACCCACAACATGCACAGTTAGCTGATAGAGATTTTCAAAGAAAACTAAGATTATTAAAAGTAGATTATGCTACTAAAAATGATTATATGCGTAGTGATATAATTGGAGAAAGCATTGCTACAAATATAGGGAGCAGAGTAGGTTAATGGCTATAAATTTTAGTGATAAAAAAATTAAAGAACCTGAAGATAACATGAGATATGCTGAAAAGAAAGCAGTAAGGATAATGAATAATGGTCTTAATAATCAAATGGATACAGGTAAACTTAATAGAAGAGAAAAAAGAGATAGAGAATTATTAAAAACAAAACAAGATAATACACAAACATTTGGTCCACTCACAACAAAAGAAGAAGATAGACTACAAAAACTATCTATGAAAGAAATGAAGGACAATAATGCCAACTACTGATTTAATCTCACCATTTGTAGTAAGTTGTGCTGGGGGTTTAACACTCAACAAAGATGTGTTTTCTATGGCTCCTGGTGAAGCACTTATATTGCAAAACTTTGAACCTGATATTAAAGGTGGATACAGAAGAGTTAGTGGTACAGCTTTATACAATAGTAATATAGTTCCAGAAGGATCTAGTCATACTGGCAAAACTGTAGATTGCTCAATAGTATTTAATGGTCAAATAATAGTTGCAAGAGGTGGTGATATATCTAGAGGAACTACATCAGGTAGTTTTACAAGTTTAACAACTGGTTTAGGTACAGCAACTGCAGCTTATGACTTTGAAAAATTTAATTTTAATGGCACTAATAAACTAGTTATAGCAACAGGCCATTCACCTGCACAAATAATTAATACAAGTTTTGCAGTAGATGTAGTAAATGCAACAGGTGGTGGTACTGCTCCAAGTAATCCTAAGTTTGTAAAAGCATTTCAAAATCATATGTTTTATGCTGGTGCATCTAATTCACAAGAAGTTATATTTAGTGTACCTTTTGAAGAAGATAATTTTACATCAGCTAGTGGTGCTGGTTCATTTAAAGTTGACTCTGATGTAGTTGGAATGAAAGTATTTAGAAATGAATTAATTATATTTTGTGCAGATAGAATATATAAATTAACAGGAACATCATCTAGTAATTTTGCAGTACAAGAAGTTACAAGAAATATAGGTTGTAGAGATGGTGGTAGTATCCAGGAGATTGGTGGTGATGTTATATTTTTAGCACCAGATGGATTAAGAACTATTGCAGGTACGGCAAGAATTGGTGACGTTGAACTAGGTTCTATCTCTAGACAGATACAGTCTAGAATTGATGATATAGGATTAAATAGAATATCATCTTTAGTTATTAGAGATAAATCACAATATAGATTATTTTATCCTACAACTACAGGACCACAAGGTTCAGCAAAAGGAATTATAGGTGTATTAAAAACTAATCCTAATAGTGGATCTATTGGTTTTGAATACTCAGACATGATAGGTATTAAACCATCATGCACAGACTCAGATTTTATAAGTGGTGTTGAAACACAAGTATTCGGTGGATTTGATGGTTTTCTATATAAAATGGAAACAGGTAATACATTCGCTAATGGATCAACTAACTCTACGATACTAGCAGTATTTAGATCTCCAGATATGGTAATGGGAGATCCAGGTGTTAGAAAATATATGCAAAGAGTTAATCTAAACTATGAAGGAGAAGGCACAACAGTTACAGCAGACCTTGCAGTTAGATATGATTATGATGATCAGAATACACCACAACCAGATAAAATATCAATAACATCAGGTGGAGGTGCAGCAGTATATGGAGTTGCTTTATATAATAATGCAACATACGATGCATCAGGTATACCACTAATAAGACAATCAGTAGAAGGATCAGGATTTGCAGTTGCACTAAAGATAGATGATCAAAGTAGTTCAGATGCATTTTCAATTAAAGGCTTTCAGCTAGAATTTACTCCAGGAGGAAGAAGATAATGGCAGGCTATTCAGCACGACAATCAACATTTACATCAGGTGATACTATAACTGCAGCTCATTCTAACGATGAGTTTAACCAGTTATTAGCAGCATTTAATGCATCTACAGGACACACGCATGATGGTACTGCGGGTGATGGTGGACCTGTAACTACTCTTAGAGACTCTGATGCTTTAAACAAAATACTTGTAGATACAACTAATAATCATTTAGAATTTTATGTAGAAGTATCTTCTACAGCTACACAACAGTTAAGAATACAAGATGGTGCTATTGTACCTATTACAGATAATGATATAGATTTAGGTACATCAAGTTTAGAATTTAAAGATTTATTTATAGATGGCACGGCTAATGTTGATGCTATTAACTTAGATGGTACACTTATTACATCAACTGCAGCAGAACTTAATATACTTGATGGTGTAACTTCTACAGCAGCAGAACTAAATATATTAGATGGTGTTACATCTACTGCAACAGAAATAAATATACTAGATGGTGATAACAGTGCCTCTTCAGTA